CACCGGGGCTATCACTCACTGGCTAGCTAATCGCAAGGGCGATAAGTGGAAGTCCAAGCAATCGCTTGAACTCACCGGCTTGAACGGCGGCCCGATCGAAACACGCAATGCAGACGCACTCACCGATGATCAACTCGCCGTTATCGCCAGCGGAAGCGGCGCAGCATCTTCTAAATCGGAGACGAGCGAGAGTTGATTCTATTGGCTATGCGGGGTACATCGACGTACCGGGAAGGCCGATCAGCAACGATGCTGAGTGTGAGCTATTCGAGCCAGTTAAAACGAATCTGCGGGCGCATGACAAACTTTTGCTCCAAGCGCTGGACGAGACAGCCAACACGGTAGACGGCCGGTTAATGGTGTTCATGCCGCGAGGCAGCGCCAAGAGCACGTATTCTTCGGTTGTATGGCCGTCCAAGCGGTTGGGCGAAAGACCGGGCACAAAGATAATTCTGGCTAGTTACGGCGATGAGCTGCCAAAGCAGCATGGCCGGCGCACGCGCTCAATCATCCGACAACCACGCTATCAGCAGATTTTCAAATGCGGTCTAACGACAGAATCAACGGCAGCGGATAATTTCACGCTGACCAATGGTTCCGCGTACTACGCCACCGGCATGGGTGCGGCGGTCGTAGGTCATAGAGCGCACGGAATAGTGATTGACGATCCGGTGAAGAATCGTCAGGACGCCAAAAGCCAGACAATGAGAGATTCCACATGGGAATCTTACCTTTACGATCTTCGCCCATGCTTGATCCCTGGCGGTTTCATTGTTTTGGTAATGACCCGATGGGATATCGACGACGTTGCCGGCCGGATTCTCCCGGAAGACTGGAACGGCGAATCGGGAGTATTTGACGGTCGTGATGGGATGAAGTGGCGCGTGCTATGCCTCCAGGCACGGTGCGAAACACACACAGACCCGCTGGGAAGGCAGATAGGCGAATATCTTTGCCCCGAATGGTTTCCTGTCTCTCAGTGGGCCGAATATGAGCGCGTCCGCAGTATGTGGACATCAATGTGTCAGCAGGTTCCAAGACCTGCAGAGGGCACGTTCTTTCGAATCGAATCGCTGCTGCATGAAGGCAAGCCGGTTCCGGTTCCCACCAGGGTTAAAACCGTATTCGCGGTCATTGATTCGGCGACTAAAACCGGCAATGAGCATGACGGCACAGGCGTTGTTTATTGCGCCTTCAATCCTGGTTTGGGTTTCCCCTTGGTCATCTTGGGTTGGGATTACGTCCAAATTGAAGGCGGCGTTTTAGAATATTGGTTGCCTGGCGTTTTCGAACGGCTAGAGCAATACGCTGTTCAGTGCCAAGCGATCTACGGCAGCTCAGGCGCCATGATTGAGGATAAAGCATCCGGCATGGTGCTTTTGCAAAGAGCAAAAACCCACGGATGGCCAGCCTCGCCTATCGACAGCAAGTTAACTGCGATGGGGAAGAAAGAGCGCGCTCTAAATGCAGAGCCGCACGTATCGGCCGGCGATGTGAAACTTACCCAAGAAGCGTATGAGCATGTAGTCACATTCAAAGGCTCGACCAAGAATCACTTCTTGGCGCAAGTGCTGAATTTCGCAATGGACAGCAAAGACACAGCGGCCGATGACTTGTCCGACTGTTTCACGTACTCCATTGCAATGTCCCTCGGCAATCCCGAAGGCTTCTAGTTTAAAACGAGGGCTCAGGCTGACTCGCTCGATAATGCAGCGGCAGATGAACCTCACCCCTTTCGCCAATACAAAGCCTCATCCCCTGGCACCTGGCGGCGCCCTGGGTAACAGGGCTTTTTTATAGGAAGCCATGTCAGACCTCACACCGTCCTTCGCTACCGGTCAGGATGGAGGCGGGGGTGCGTCAACGCTAAGCGTTTCGAGCAGCCTAGGCTCGGGGCTAATGAATATTTTGATGGCAGATGACATTCAACCGGGCGTTGATGTTGGCTATCAGTTGGCTAAGGACATTCTGCTTTACCATCCGCTTGGGCAGAAAATGGCCGAAGCGCCGATCAGCATGGCGCAGAGTCAGGTTAGAGAGATCTCGGTTCAGGATGCGCCTGAAGAGGTTGTAAAGGCGTTTCTATCGGAGTGGGAAGCGCTGGATTGTTCGACGCATATCCACAACGTTTGCAAGTTAGCTCGCGTTTACGGTTTATCTAGTTTGGTGATGGGCTGCGAAGGCAAGCCGACGAACAAAGAATTGGACATGTTTGAGCTGTACAAACTGCCCATCTATTTTAGTGAATTGGACCCGCTCAATACCGCTGGGTCATTGGTGCTGTCTCAAGTTCCCACCTCCCCGGACTTCAACAAACCCGCGCGCGTCGTTTGTCAGGGTGAGGAATTTCACCGCTCCCGTTATGTGGTGGTGATGAATGAGCAGCCGGTGTATTTGAGCTACACAAGTTCTGCTTTCGGGTTTGTGGGACGATCGGTTTATCAGCGCGCCTTGTTTCCGTTGAAGTCATTCATCCGCACGATGATTGCTGATGACATGATCGCAACCAAGCTAGGGTTGATCGTTTCGAAGCAAAAGGCTCCAGGTTCGGTGATTAACCGGATCATGCAGCAGATTGCAGGCTTGAAACGTGCCCTGATCAAGCGTGCGTTTACAGGCCAGGTCTTGACCATCGATGTTGAGGAAGCGATTGAAACCCTCAACATGCAGAATGTTGACGGCGCTGGGACTTACTCCCGTACCAACATCCTAAAGAACGCAGCCACAGCGGCAGATATGCCCGCTAAACTGCTTGAGAACGAAACGATGATCGGCGGCATGGCCGAAGGTACTGAGGACGCAAAGAACATTGCGACCTATATCGATAGCATTCGCATTTGGCTAGATCCTTGCTACCGCTACTTTGACAACATCGTTCGCTACCGCGCTTGGAACGAGCAGTTCTACAAAACGATTCAAGCAAAGTATCCCGATACTTACGGGAAGATGGAATACAAGGAAGCGTTTAGCCAGTGGTGTGAACAGTTCGCCGCTGAGTGGCCCTCGGTTCTGAGGGAGAGCGAGAGCGAGGCGACGAAGGTTGAAAACACCAAATTCGATACCTGTATTGCGTTACTCGCTGCATTGCTCCCCACTCTCGACGGGGAGAACAAAACGCTACTGATTCAATCGGTCTTGGACAACATCAACGAGAATAAGCGGCTGTTCAAGCATGACTTCTCACTCGATTACGATGCGCTGAAAGACTTCCTGGTCGAGCAACAAGAGCGCTCCGAGGAAGGCGAGCAGTTGGATAACGAGGTCAAGGCTCAACCTCCCGCCAAGAGAATCGGCGCAGGCCGGTGAACGCTAGGGAAGTTTTCTACCGCGTATTGTCTGCGGCAATCGATGACCTTTTAGAATACGGGTTTGACTCTCAAGAGCGCCTTGATCGATGGTTGAGGGATCTAAACGTAGCCGCTAGGGCTGCGTTGATACCTCAGAACGTATTAGTTAGGTCGCTGACCGATTCGCTCGGTCGAACGTTTCGCCGCGTCACCACAGATGCCGCATTGATGCGCAAGAATCCTGGCGTGTCACAGTTCACGATCAACAACGTCAAGCCTAAGCTTCGAGCGGAATTGAATCGACGTATTCAATCGTCGGCTAATTTGATCACGCTAAATCGCGACGCTTCGATAGCGAAGACCTTGCAACGCTTTGCGGGTTGGGCGAGTTCGGTTCCTATTGGTGGGACTGATGTCGTTAAGCGAAAAGAAGTTAAACAGAATATCCGTAGGGGTATTGCTGGCCTTCCCTTTGAAGAACGGCGATGTCTGATCGACCAGTCGGCCAAGTTAGTCGCGACCGTCAATGACATCGTTGCCGTTGATGGTGGCGCTATTGCCATGCAGTGGAAGCACGTTAACGAAGCAGGCGAGGCATATGACCCGCGTCCTGAACATGTGGCTATGGACGGCAATATTTATCTTATCCGTGGTTCGTGGGCCGACAAGAAAGGCTTTGTGAAGCCGAGCAAGGGCTACACGGATCAAATCGAAGCCCCTGCAGAACTGCCGTTTTGCCGATGCAGCGGAGTTTATAAATTTGCGCTTCGGGATTTGCCTCAATCCATGCTCACGCTAAAAGGCAAAGAGGCACTGATAGAAGCTCGCGTAGCCGTTAGAAATCTACTTTCCGCCACTCACTAGGAGACACTGATGATTTACATCGCTGTGGGCATGGTGGCGTTGATAGCCATAGCTGGAGTTTTGTATTTCGCGGTGTTCGCGCCAACCATTGAGGATGAAGACGAATGGAGTTAAACGATTGGCTCAATGGCCGCGCGGTTGAATCGCTCTTGAAGGGTCCCGCACGCCCGAAGGATGTGGATTTCCCGTTTGAGCTGGATGATGACTGCGGGATTCCTGAAAAGGACGGGGAAGAGTAATGCCTGTTTCACTTTTCCACGCCTTAACAGCTACGACTCCAGACCAATCCCAATTCGAAATAAAGCCACAAGCGCAATGGAATGCGGCGCATGTGGGTACACTTTCGGTTGTTGGGTCTGAGGTTATAGGCGCATTCGCCAACGCAAACGGCGTAAGTTTCGGCCTAGAAAATGGCTCGATCACCGTGAGCGTTGTAACGGGTCTGAACGTCAGTGCCGGCGCTGCCGCTCAAAACGTCTCGCAGTTGATCTTCAGTAATTCCAACGGCGTGAGCTTTGGCTTAAATGGCTCGACGCTCACAGCCTCGGTTGCCAATGCGCCGAGCGGTTTGGCTGGCGTTGTAGTCGGCGCTAGCACGCTATCCAATGGCGACCTGGTATTTGCCAATTCCAATGGTTTAGCGTTTGGGCTTAACGGCTCGACACTGACTGGTTCGTACACCACACCAGTTCAAACCATTCAGACGCAGAACCTATTTGCCGGCGGGCAGACCTTTGGGCAATCCTCGAGCACCACCAATCCAGGAACCGCGTTATCTATCGTAGGATCTGGTGTTGCCTCGGTCGGCTTTTCCAACGGCTCATTGGTCTTAAACGTTGCCGGCGGAACCGGAACCGGCGTAGGCATAGCTGCGGGCGGTTCGACTCAATCAACCGGCATTGTTGCATTCTCAAATGCTAATGGTGTGTCGTTTGGCCTAAATAACGGAACACTCACCGCAACGGTTAATCCAGGTCCCGCTGCAGGTATTGGCGCAGTATCGGCAGATTACGGCGAGCTACACAGTCCCAAGCACCGCAGGGCTGATTTCCAATATCGCTCTATCGGCCTCTAACGGCTCCAGCACGGCGACAGGTCTTACCCTAGCTAACAGCAACGGCCTATCCTTTGGGCTGAATAACGGGACTGTGACGGGTTCCTATACCGTCCCAAGTACGGCCGGTTTGTTATCTGCGATCAATGTCTCTGCAGGTGGGGCGGCAAGCAATATCGCTTCCCTCGTATTTTCCAACGCCAATAACGTGTCCTTTGGCCTAGCCGGTCAAACCGTCACGGCATCTGTGGTGGGGAATCTGATCAATTTCTCGGCAGGCGCTCAAGTTAACCTGTCCTCTGGACTGACTTTCTCGAACAGCAACGGCGTGAGTTTCGGACTGAACAACGGAACGTTGACCGCTTCGGTAAGCTTGAACGGTGGTGTCGGGATAGCCGCTGGTACGCAGACTCAAACCTCCGGTACTTTGAACTTCGCCAATTCGAATGGCATCTCGTTCGGCATGTCGAATTCATCCCAGATCACTGCGGCCTATACGGTTCCTAGTGTGGCTGGATTGATTTCCGGTATCAACGCTTCCGCAGGAACGCAAAGCACCAACGGTTCGAACTTCGTATTCAGTAACTCGAACGGCGTTTCGTTCGGGTTGAACAACGGAACGATTACCGGATCTATTAACCCGGCTGTGGTTGCGACCCAGGCTATCGGAGCATTCGGAAATACCACGGCTGGCGTGTCGAGCGGGACAGGTAATCTGTCCTCGATGAACGTCAGCTTTGCGGGACTTGTTTCCGGTGGCTGGACTTCCAATACGTTGGTAATATCCGGTCCTGCTACGACCAGCATCGCTCAGTCGATTTTCGGCGTGGGCAACACGGTACTAGGAACCAGCGCATCGAACTCCATTGGATCACTGGTGTTTTCTGGCGCTGGCAACGTTTCAGTAGGGATGAGCAATGGAACAGTCGTTATCTCCGGTACCGGAGGCGGTGGTGGAGTCAATTTCGGTGTTTCCACGGCAGGCAATACCGCAGGTGCCACTGGAACAGTATCCGCTGGCAATGTGGTCCTCGTGGGCTCCGGACCGATTTCGCTTTCGCAAGCGACCGGTGGAGCAGGATCAAACGCAACTATCACGATTAACGGACCGGCAATATCGAGCATCTCAGGCACGGGCGGTCTGTCAGTCTCGGCGAATGCAAGCACGATCAGCCTCGGTATCCAGCCTCCATCCTGGTTCGCCTTTGGCAATACCACGCAAAATTCGTCGACCACGTTTGACAATCGCTCGATAAACGTATCCGGTTCTAATGGCGTTTCGGTAGGTTTCTCTGCTGGCTCTTTGATCATTGCTGGCGCAACGGGTGGCGCGCAGACTGGTATTTCGAGTATCGCGGTAAGCAATGCGACGTTCACCAACGGGCTTGTATCGTTCGTCAATGCCAATGGCATATCCTTTGGCTCTAGCGGTGCCTTTGGCATGTCAGCTAGCTATACGGTACCTACGCAGTCGGTCCAAACCCAAGCCTCGGGTAACATCGGAGCCACTGGGTTTGCCACCACGACGATTGCTGGCTCTGTCATTGCGGGAACGAACAACACGGCAGGCTTTACGCTAGCCGTACCGCCGTATCTGACCGCTCAATCAGTACAGACCCAGGCTAGCGGCAATATAGGCGCTACGGGCTTTGCAACGACCACGGCGGCAGGCTCGGTGATTGCTGGTACTAACAATACCGCAGGGTTCACGTTAGGCGTCCCCGCGTTCATCACCGCGCAGTCGAATCAAACCTTGGGCGCGTTTGCTGTAGGGAATACGACTAACGCATCCTCTGGGACCATTGACGCGCGTTCACTGTCTATCTCAGGGCTTGGCGGCGTAACGGTGGGTATTTCTGGATCTAATATCCAAGTCTCGGGACCTGCGATCTCGAGTATCTCTGGCACGGGTCTTTTGTCGGTGAGCGTGAATGCCTCGACCATCAGCCTTGGAGTTCCTGGAACCACGCAAAGCGTATTTGTGCCCTACTGGGGATCGCAAACCCCGGTGCAGATCGGAAACGGGTCTATTCAAGTGTATCCGGCGAATATGGATCGTGCGTTCTCCGCATCGCGCGCCGATATTCTGGCCTCTATCTCTGGCTCTACGGTTGCATTGAGCAGCTACGCGGGAACAGTATCCGCTTTCGTCGGTATCTATACGCGAAACGGGTCAACGCTGTCTTTGGCTTCCTCTGGTTCGCAGAGCTATTCATTCAGCAATCAAAGCGGAATCACGAATCTCACCGCGTTCGCTGGCCTTCGAAATATGTCGGTGCCTATTAACGTGAACGGCGCCCCGCAAGACGCATGGCTTGCCGTGATGACGCAAACCGCGAGTGCGAACACGAACGCTTGGACGGCGAGCAACATGCTAATACCGGGCAACGGCGCTCCATTGGCTGGATTGATTGGAGCCTCGGCTAACGCCACGCAGCAGCAAGTACTGGGACTTGGCGTGTTCTCAGTGAGCAGCGCCGCGTTGCCTTCCTCAATGGCATTCAGCGCAATCAACGGAACGGGAAGCGGCGCGCAGATGATGCCTGCGATTGCGTTTCATAACGTGACCGCCTAAATGAGCGCCGTCGTGTTGAGCGGTGGGCGAATCCTCGGAGGGTCGGGGAAGGTGTTTGGGGTGCCTGCTGGTGGCGGAGGGGGTGGAAACCTGACGCCTGTTTTTAACTTCTCTAGTTTTGACTCAACAATCGTTCCTAGTAAAGTTTTCGTCGTGACCAATAATGGCGGCCTAAATGCGCCGGCCATAGATCTTATTAGTGCGAACCAAGGACACTCTGGCGGCGGCGCGTGGTATCAAACCATTCAAGATATACATCTTGGGTTTACGACAGACTTTACATTTAAGTTCTTGGGCGTAACGGCCACTGCGGGCGGTTTGCCAAATATCGCCGGCTTTACGTTCGCAGTGCAGAATGACCCAAGAGGCCCGGTGATTACAGGAGACGCGAACTCGGACGGCTACGGATCGTTCCCGGAATTTTCTGGGAATATACCCATCCGCGACAGCATTGGAGTCAAGTTCTCCATCGCCAACGGTGGTGGAAACTACTTCAACAGCCCAACGGGGCGCATCAATGGCACGGGCTGTTATTGGAATGGCGGCTTTGCGAATTGTCTAGTTCCCTACAACGACATTCAGCCTTACGGCATTGACATGAATGCCGGCAATGTCATGCACGCGTTTGTGACCTACGACGGCTCTGTCATCACGATGGTGCTGCTGGATACGGTCACTAACGTTTCTGCCCGCTATAGCTGGCCTGTCAACATCCCAACATTCTTAGGCCAGAACACCGGCTATGTGGGTTTCGGTGCCGGTTGCGTATCTAATGTAAATATAAAGCTTATATCTTGGGCTTATTCCTCTGGGTTTAATTCTCGGTTGGCAACACCTACATTTAGCGTAACGCCGGGTCAGTACATCTCGACACAGTCAGTATCGATCAGTGGCCCCGTGGGCGCATCGATCCACTACACCACTAACGGCTTGGAGCCAACCAGTGCATCGACGCTATATACCGGAACTTCGGTTAGTGTGGCTTCTAACACGATTCTAAAAGCCGTCGCAATTCAATCCGGTTTCACCGATAGTTTCGTTGCGACTGGCACCTATCAGATCGCTACAGGTGGAACGCCGCTAATAAATTTCACAAGTGGCTTTGCAAGTTCCTCAGGGCTGCTAAATCTCGTCGGTCGATCCGCTATTAGCGGAAGTTCCGTAGTTCTTACAGATGGTACGAACCCTCCTGGAGATGGCGAAGTGGGAGGCATGTGGTATCCGGCACCGGTGCCCACTTCTAGCTTTACCGCGAATTTTCAGTTCAATCTGGCTGCTGGTAACGCCAGCGGTATTACGTTTACACTTCAGAACGTTCCCGCCTCATCGACTTCAATATTTGGTTCGACAGGCGGCCCTTTCGCATTGTCTTGGGGAACTGCTGGCGGTAGCGGTGATGGGCTAGGGGCGGGTGGTAGCGGCATTGCAAATCAAGGCGGTACGATCATCACCGCGCAAACTCTAGGGTTTGCTAATTCTATGATTATTGCATTCGGGCCAATGGGTATTGGTAATAGTGGAAGTCATGTTGGTGTATTCACCAATGGCGCACAACCCACCGCAGCTGGGTCTACAGACGTTTCGGGAACGCTCAACTTCCAGAGCGGCCATAACTTCAACGTATCCGTCAGTTATAGCGGTGGAACGACAGTTAGCGTAACTGTTACCGATGCGACTACCTCTGCATCTGTTCCTCTGACATTCACGGCAAACGTTGCATCTATTGTCGGGTCAACCGGATTTGCCGGATTCACTGGCGCTGATTTTGGCGGAGGCGCTCAGAAAATTAATAACTGGACTATGTAAATGGCAGGCACTTTCATTCAGCATTTCATCAAACGCTGAAGTTTCCTCCCTTGCAGCTTCGTCAATCACAACCACAATCGGTCATGCGCTTGTTGTAGCGGTCCTTACTAATCACGCAATAACAGTCACTCTAAGCGATGGCGGTATAGGCAATACCTACACTAGCGCGGGTAACGTTACTGATAGCGGCCCGAATTTGGAACTACAACTATTTTACGCACAAAACATTACTGGCGGCGCAACTGCGGTATCGGCCGCAGCTGTTAGCGGAATATTTGGTGTATATGTAGCGGAATATTCAGGGCTAGCAACATCGGGATTACTTATAAACTTTGCGGGTAATGCACAAGCAGGGCCAGGCGGCGCTGCTAACGGTATAACATCTACATCGGTTACCAATGCAGTGTCTGCCATGCTATTTGGTTTTACTGCCGCTACTAGTACCGTCGCGACTCAAGTCGCCACAGCAGGAACATCCCCTACCGTGTTTACCGGTAGAACCGGCGTATGGGCTACATTTAACGGCAACGCTACTACCGCAGGACTTGCCGAAGACGCGGCCGTTTCATCAAGCGTAGCCGCCACGTTTAGCGCGCCAAGTAGCGGAGGTTTGCAGTTCGATAATTTCTTAACAGTTGCCGCGGCGTTTGCGCTTGGCGGTGGCGCCTCCAACACCGCCCCCATCGCCTGGGTGAGTTAGTTTTAAAAGAAATTTAAGGGGAAGGAATTGAGTAAGGCAGAGATGATAACGATGGACCCATCCGGGTATCACAACGCGAATATGGCAACTGTCAATTCGAGAATACTCAAGAGCGGATCTTGGAAAAAGCAACGGGTGGTTATGGTCATCCCTGCTGCGGATCTTGTGCCGGCTAAATGCGCACTATCATGGATGAATCTAGCGTTTCCGCCGAATAATGGCGTAGTGCGATGGTTGGCTCAGGGAATGGAAGTAGGCGACGCTTACTCCACCGCTGTTGAGCAAATTCTCGCGCACCCTGAGCTGAAAGACTGGGAATATCTATTATGCGTCGAGCATGATAACTGCGTCCCAGCAGACGGAGTTATCAAACTAATTGAACGACTGGAAACCCACCCTGAACTCGCTGCTTGCGGCGGCCTCTACGCCCTAAAAGGCGAAGGCGGCATGTTCCAGATATGGGGTGATCCGAAAGATCCAGTCCCGAATTTTAGACCTCAGCCTGCTGATGTAAATGGCGGCCTTGTGGAGTGCTGCGGCATAGCCCAAGGCTTTTCTTTATTTCGTCTTTCGATGTTCAAGGATGAGCGTCTTCGTAAGCCCTGGTTTAAAACATTGAACGGCAAGGACGGGCAAGGCGTGGGGACTCAGGATTTGACAATGTGGGCCGACGCTAGAAAGTACGGGTATCGCTGCGCTGTCGATTGCGGAGTAAGAGTTGGCCACCTGGATTTTACTGGACAATTCGGCCCCATAGGAATGATGTGGTGAGGAAAAATGAGACGTGAAAATGATGGGGCCGTAAGTGCCGGGCCAGTGAAGCACTCTGCGTGATTGTACAAACATAAATAAATTTAAGGGGTTTGAAAAATGTCGAAGAAACTGGCGAAAGCCGTGAAGCGGGCTATTGTCGAAGCGAAGCCGAAAGCGTTGCTTAAGCTGAATTTGGGTGCCGGCAAATCGAAAATGGACGGCTATCTCTCGGTGGACAGCATCCCGTTCGACGGCCTGGATGTGGTTGCGGACCTGACCAAAAAGTGGCCGTGGCCCGATAACTCGGTGTCCGATGTTCGCATGTCGCACGTGTTAGAACACTTCACTGCGCAGGAACGAATTCACGTATTCAATGAAATGTACCGGGTGCTGGTGGATGAAGGCAAAGCCAACATCATCACGCCGCATTGGTCATCGAATCGCGCCTATGGTGACTTAACGCATTGTTTCGCTCAGGGGACCGAAATACTTGCGGAATCTGGATGGAAGCCGATTGAACAGGTAGCCATCGGCGAACTGGTTATGGCGCTCGATCTTGAGACGGAAGAAAGCAGTCTTGTGCCGACTATCTCGGTAACCGATATCCCCTATACGGGAGAGATGGTTCACTTCGAAACCGAATGCATGGATCTCATGGTAACGCCCAACCACGATATGGTGTGGCGATCCAAGGGGAATGGACCGGATTATGATAGGCCGAAGCTAAGAAAGTCACAGGCGGACACGTTCCTGGCTATGGCGGGACATCATCCACGCAAGGGACTGTCCACCATAAACTGGGTTGGCGAGTCTCCTAAGACCGTGACGATTGCTGAGGATGAATACGTTAGAGGCCACCACATCCGGGGCACTTTCGATGCGGCCGATTTTGCTGAATTGGCCGGTTGGTACGTATCTGAAGGCAATGTAGATACCAGCAGTTCTGGACATTACCGGATTCAAATAGCTCAGAGCGCTTCGGCAAATCCCGAAAAGTATGAAAAGATTGTGGCACTCTTAACCCGTATGGGGTTAAAGCCGACGCTTTATAAAGACAGAATCAGATTCAATTCCAAGATTCTATGTAAGTATTTTGGAGAATCCGGTCTGTGTTTTGAGAAATCCGCTCCTCAGGTCATAAAAAATTGGTCTCCTGATTTGCTGCAAAGATTTCTAGAATCAGCGATTGCTGGAGATGGCCGAAAGAGTGGCGACGGATGGGAATACGCGTCCACGTCTTGCGCGCTCGCTAATGATATTCAAGAGATTGCGCTTAAGGCTGGATATAGATCTAACATTAGAATTGAGCGCAGATCAGAGATGAAACGTGCCATAAATGGCCGTTCCATTCCTGCCCCGCGTGACATGTATATGGTTGGAATATCGAAGGGTCGAGACATTTGGTATCCGATCCCGTCCAAGGTTCAATACACAGGCCGCATGGTCTGCGTGACTCTAGCATCGAAAAACAACATTTATGTGCGCCGCAATGGTAAGGCACTATGGGCCGGGAATTGCTGGCCGCCGGTCAGCGAAATGTTTTATCTGTACCTGTGGAAAGAGTGGCGCAAGGCGAATGCCCCTCACTTGGATTCAGAGTTCAACCCGAAAGGGTTTACCTGCGATTTCGGTACTGCGGGAACTGGCTACGGAATGCACACAGGCATTATGCCGTTCAATGAGGAACGCCGTAACTACGCCATGCAGTGGTACAAGGAAGCGTGCGCGGATTATCACGTCAACATAGTCGCTATGCGAAAGTAGGTTAAATGATCTTCGTCGTAGCGAGTAATCTGTGAGCGTACTGCCGTTCGCGATGCCTTTCGTAGATTCGTTATTTGCATCGCCGCGCAAGGTATTCGCCCACTATTTCTACACATTCCCTCTGTCGATTGATAACCAGCCATCCGCAACTGATTACTACAATCTTCAATTTCTCACCGTCAATGGTGAGAACGGAAAGCATGCAGCCTATGGCGGGTATCTTCGTGCGAGACCTTTGCCGGTTCCTGTGATTCCTGCATCATCCTGGAATATCGGTCTGAACATGCAAACGGAAGTGCGCATGGCGATGGCTAGAGGCATCACTGGATTCACTTTCGACATTCTCTCGCTTGCCGATGCGCTTTCGACTACTGGTCATTTGCAGTCAATGCTTGCCGCCGCGCAAGCGGTGGACCCGCGATTCGTCATCGCTCCGATGCTAGATATGTCGTCACTGGGTTCAATCACGCCAGCGCAAGCAGCCTCGATCATCCAGGCGATCGACAAATCCCTAAGCGTCTACCGATTAGGGGACGGCAGAATCGTGATGATGGCATTTAACGCCACATTACAACCGCTGTCCTTCTGGCAGAGCGTGATTTCTACCTTAAACGCCGCGAATGTCGATGTGGCCTTTTGGCCTATCCTTTTAGGTGGCGCGTCTGATGCTGGAGCCTTGGACCCTGTAAGCCTTGGGGTGGGCGCATGGGGGACGGCTGAGCCACTACCAGCAGCGGCATTACAAACCGGCGCAGGAATCGCTAGAGCGGCAGGATTGAGTTTTCTTCTGCCCATCCTTCCGCAGCAGTTCAGGCCGAAGGATTCGCAGTTCTGGGAAGCTGGTAACACGCTGGCATTTCGCAATGGCTGGATGTCAGCTATCAATTCCCTGACTGACGCCGTTCAAATAGTTACTTGGTCAGACTTCAGTGAGTCGGGGCAGGTTCAACCCTACACCGATTCAACATTATCTTTGAATATAGGAACGGGGTTTTACGACCTCAATGCCTATTATGCGACGTGGTATCTCACTAAAGTGCAGCCAGCGATTACGAGAGACGTTCTGTACTGGTGCTACCGCCGAGAAACCTCTACTGCGGCTCACCCGAATCAGCCGGATAATTTTACCGTGGTAGGCCCTGCCGAAACCTCGAATATCGAGTGCTTGGCATTCCTAACCGCTCCAGGAAGGGTAGTTATTAATGGACAGGGCTTTCAATCCACGGCAGGCATCAATTCATTCGTCGTGCCGGCGGCTCCAGGTAATCCCACGATGGCATTGCAGCGTAATGGCTCGAATGTCTTTGCCTTTACCTGTCCGGTGACGATCGTAGGCCCACAAGGATTGCCTAGCGGGGTCACAGACCTTACCTACTGGAGCGGGTCTGGATCTAGCGCCGGATTGGCTTAGATGGGTGGCGAACTAGCCCCAGGACAGCCTATTGCGCCGTTGGCGCCGCGACCGAATTATTCGATGCAGCACATGTATGTGCAGGACATCGGGCACGAATCAGAAGCATATTACAAGCTTGGATGGCGATGTATTTCTAGGCATGATCGATTTGCATTGCTTGTGTATGACGGTACCTTCGACCCGTGGGGCGTAGGTGATCAGCCTTCGAAATTTATATTGATGGAAATGAAGCATGCGGAGTAAACATTGACAGTCCTGGGCGGTTTTCAACCTACAGCGTTTCAGCCGAATGCTTACCAGAATACCAGTGTTGCTCCCGATCTCTTTGGCTATGCGATTGTCACGGCTTTAAGCCAGACTGGTTTACAAGGTGCACTATCAGC